TCGATGCGGTCGCTGTCGGAACGCACCAGCGTCAGAAAATGCACCTTCGTCCCCGCGGGCACCGGTTCACCGAGGTTCGACGAAATCGTCAGCCGATGACTGGCGCCCTCCGCCACAGCGGCGGTGATCGTGCGAAACCGTGCGCCGCCCGGCATCTCCAGCAGGACCTTGCGCCCGGCATAGGCTGTCAGGTCAGCAACGGGGGCCACGCGCATCTGCGCTGAGCCCGAGGTCATCGCGGCCTGCAGCTGCAGCTCGCGCCCCCAAGTTGGCAGCCAGAAGCTTGCCTGCCGTCCGCGCAACGACCAGAGCCAGCGGCGCAACGCTTGGCGCTCGGAGGCGCCTTGCGCCTTCAGAGTGATGGTCTCGCCGCGCTCGAAGACATCACGCAGCGGCTCGATCACCACCGGGCCGAAGCCATTGTCGACGTATTCGACGGCGCGGCGCAGGCTAGCGGTCAGCGGGGCGCGGGTCAGGCTCGGATCCGTCTGAACCGGGCACCCGAGATAGCTAGGCAGGCCGAGGGGCACCAAATCAAGGGCGTCGCGCAGCAGAAAGGTTGCGCTGACCGTACCGTCGTTCTGACGGCGGCGCTCAATTTCCAAGGCGGCGGCAAGGATGCCGGTGCGCGAAGGGGCCACCGTGACTCTGCTTGCGGATACCGTCATCGTCGGTGCTTGCAGGACCAGGGGTTCAGCGAGGATCAACCGATCTGGCTGGGTGGCGCTGATCTCCAGCAGCGCTGCTTCGCCACCATCCAGAGTGATCGCGGCAAATCCCGCCGCCCGGAAATCCGCAATATTGGTATCCAGCGCAATCTCCAGATCGCCCTGCGTCAGATCCATCGTCGGCTGCTGTGCCATGTGCCAGAGCGGCACCCACCATTCCTCAGCAAACCCTGCCCGCACCAGCTCCGCGACCCGCGCAAGTCCCAGAGCATCGAGCCTGTGGCGAAGGGTCACGATCTCTCGCGGGAGGGACCTCAGCGCGATGCGCTGCTCGCCTGCGCGGGCCTGCAGCACATCGGTGCGCCATTCCAGAACTTCGCTCACGCTTTCCGCCGCAGGGAACGGCCAGAGCGGCGTTGGATCTATCCAGTCAGGCATTGAGGGAGCCTCTATTGCGCCGGATCACGTTCAGGATGGCGCGTTCGCCCGAGGAGGTGGCGAGGTAGTCGCCGACGACAGACGGGTCGAGGACGTTGATGATGCGTGTCGACATCTGGGCCGCCGGGGCAGCACTGTCCCCGCTCATCTCCACCCCAAGCCTGCCACCCTTGCCGCGTCGCAGAGGCAGGATTGCTTCCGGTCCTGCCTCGCCCATCAGCCCCACGCCCTTGGCGAAGGGGAACAGTGTGGGCCGGTTCACCACGCCACCCTGCGCAAAGGCTGTCAGTTCCGCACCACCGGCAAAGACGCCACCCCTGGCGAAGCCAAAGAGGCTGCCGAGGATACCGCCTCCACCACCACCCCCTCCCATGAAGGCGTTGAGCAGCGCCGTCTCGATCGGCTTGAAGGCCAGCTCGATCAGCCGCGTGGCGAGGTTCTGCGCAATGCGCGAGATCGCCCCGGCAAATGTCTCCCAGCTGAACTCGCCAGATTTGAGCGCCTCCTTGATCGGGCCGGTGATATCCTGCGCGAGGCCTTGGGCGATCTCGCGCGATCGCTCTGCGGCGGCGCGCACAGCCTCTGAGGTGGCTTCCCAGGCGGCCTTGGCGGTCTCTGCGGCGGAGCTAAGTGCGCCTCCCGCTGCGCGGCCCGCTCCACCCGCACGGTCCGCAGCGTCACCCGCGCCGTCGAGTGCCTCCACGAGGCTAGTGGCCGAACCCTGGGCCCCGACCAGCCCCGCCGTTGCATCAGCGGTTCCCGCGGCAACTGCCGTACGCAGGGCGGCCACGGATTGCAGCGGCGCGGTCGCAGCTGTCGTCACCTCGCCCATCATGTCCCGCAACCGCACTGCTTCGCCCCGCGCGGCCGCCGCAACTGCGGTCAGCCCCAAATCGGGAGCGGCAAGCGGCGTCTGGGTAAAGGCCGCTTCAAAGGCCGCACGAGCCTCTACCCCGGCATTGGCGGCGGCCCCCACAAACGGGTTCTCGATGCCACCGAGCTCGATCGTGCCAATCAGCGGCACCCGCTTCTCGACGCCGAGCACATCTAGCCCGGCATTGACCCCCTCGAGGAAGCCGTCGATTCTGCGCGCCACGCCATTCAGCATCGCCTCGACACCGCCGATCAGCGCATTGGCCGCGCCATAGGTAAACTCACCGATGGTGCCGGGCAGGGCCGACCAGAGCACCTTCACTGCCTCCAGCGCGCCCTGGAAGGTGTTCAGCGTGGCATTGCCGAAGCCGACGACGGCTTCCAGCGAGGCCTGCAGCGCCTCGGCGATGCCCGCCCTTATCCCGGCCCAGCTCGCCAGGATCTGCAGCCCCGTTGCGACAGCGCCAAGTTGCATACGGTTCCAGACCTCACGGGCCAGATCGCTGAGCAGTGCCAGTGCCGCGCCAAACCCACCCGCGCCCTGCACCAGCCGCCCGAACTGGAACACCAGCTCGCCCGCGCCCACCACCAATGCCCCGATCCCGGTACGGATCAGCGCGCCACGCGATATCACCAGGGCGGTCGCCAGCGCGCGAACCGAGAGCGCCGCTGCGGCAAGACCTACGACCCAGCGCCCAGCCATCAGGGCGGCGAAGGTCACCGAATAGCTGGCAAGCCGGTCCAACTGGCCGAAGAGCGCCGTGATCGCACCCCCGACCGGGCCGGTGCCGCGCGCCATGTCGGCCAGCGCATTCGCCACCGTCTCCAGAGTCGGTGCGACCGCCGCCGTCAGCCGGTTGCTCAGGCCGAGCCAGATCAGGCCAAGCCGGGCAATGGCATCGCCCGTGCGCTCGATCTGGGCCGCATCACTGGTGCTGACCGCCACGCCGAAGTCGCGCACATCCTGTGCCGCCTCCCGCAAGGTGGTCGCATCGATGCGCAGGAATGCCAAAGCCGCCCGGTCGCCAAAGAGATCAGAGGCCACAGCGGCGCGTTCCGCCTCGGGCACCAAAGTGGTCAAGGCATCCTGAATCGCCAGGATACGCTGATCCAGCGGCAGCGCCTGCAAGGCTTCCGCCGTCAGGTTCAGCCGCGCGAGCGCCCCCACCGCCGATCCTGATCCCGTGGCTGCTTCAGAGAGCCGCGTGGTCAGCTTCTTGGTGGCCTGCTCGATCTCGCCCAGCGACACGCCCGCCATCTCGCCCGCCGCCGTCAGCACCTGCAGGCTTTCGACCGTGGTCTTCAACGAGGCCGCCATGTCCGCCTGGGCCCCGATGGTCTCGAGCCCCGAGCGCACCATCGCCACGCCAGCCGCTGCTGCCGCCACCGTCATCGCGGCTAGTGCCACCCCAGCCTTGCGGGCGAAGCCACTGAGCCGGTCATTGGCCCGGTCCATCTCGGAAGACAGCCGGCCAAAGCCGCGCGCCCCGGCCTCGCCGATGCCTTCAAGCTCGGCCCGAACTTGACGGCCACCGGTTGCCACCAGGCGGACCGAAACGCGCTTCTCTGCCATAGCTCAGCATCCTTGCGTTCGCCAAGCAGGCGTCTTACGTTTTGCGTATCGATCACAGAAGAGTACAATCATGTCCGAGACTGCGACGCTCTCTTCCAAATTCCAGATCTCAATCCCCAAGGCGATCCGCGCGGCGCATCACTGGGAAGCCGGGCTGACCTTCGCGTTCATTCCAAAGGGGACCGGGGTGCTTTTGGTGCCGGTGCCGAAACGTGAGGCGCTCAAGGGGCTCGCACGCGGCGCTTCGGCGGCAAACTTTCGGGATCGGGCGGATCGCACCTGATGGTTCTGGTCGACACCTCCGCCTGGATTGAATGGCTGATCGACTCGCCCACCGGTGCAAAGGTCATGGAACATCTTCCTGATCAGCAGCACTGGCTGGTGCCGACGATGGTTCAACTGGAACTTGCCAAATGGCTCGCCCGCGAGGTGGGCGAAGAAAAGGCCGACCAGGTGATCGCCTTCACGCAGGTCTGTCAGGTCGTATCGCTCGACACGGAGATCGCGCTCGCAGCGGCAGAGGCGTGCCGTGAGCACAGGCTGGCCAGTGCAGATGCGATCATTCTGGCAACAGCCCGTGCAAGAGGTGCAAGTCTTGTGACCTGCGACAGTCACTTCGAGGGCATTGCCGGCGTCAGGTTCATCCCGAAGGTCAAGGATTGAGCGCTCCCTCACCTCCGTCCATCTGCGCGTTGAGCCTGCGCACCATCACCGCCTCGATCACGGGCAGCAGCTCAGCAGCCGCCCGAAGGTCAACGCCAAGTGCGGCGGCCATTGCCAGCGCCGCGCTCATGTCCCAGCCGAGCACCACCCCCGGGACTGCGCGGATTTGGCCACCCAAACGCCCCGCCAGGTCCCAGACCTGCCAGCCCTCATGGCTCAATGGCACATTCAGGATCTGCGGGCAGTCCGCGCAGCTGCCTTCACAGGCCGCGCAGTAGCGCTCGCCCCCGCCGAAGGACCACTCGGCAAGGGCGCGGAGACGTTTTTTTCTGCGTCGATCTCCAGCCCGCGGGCGACATAGTCGGTCTGGAACCGCTCGAACATCGGCCAGAGGTCGAGAAGGGCGGCAATGCCCTCGGGGCTGACCGGAAGGGCCGCACCGGTCGCATCACCGACGCCCTCCCAAGCGGTAATGGCACGCGTCGCGATCGCCTTGGCAAAGGCCACGGCGACAGCGTCATCGGGCGAGCCAGATGGCAGGGCGCGCAGCGTGGGATCGGTGCGGGCCGCAACCATCAGGGCGGTACTGAGCGGCTCGACCAGAAGGCGCACGCCCATCGGCAGATCGAGCCAGTGGGCCTCGCGGGCGAGGGTCAGGCGCAGCATGATCAGTACTCCTCGATGCCATTGACGAGCGTGGCGGTGCACATCCGCCCCAGCGTGGTGTCGCGTGCGGCCTGCCAGTCAAAACTAGCCTGCACGCCCTGCGGCCCCGCAATCTCGATGCGCGGGCGTGGTAGATAGACGGCATGGACGACAAAGCTGAAGCTCTCCCCCGTCGGCAGGCCATAGGAAAAACTCAGCGCGCAGGGCTCGCCTGCGATTGCCTGGTTGACCAGCGTGGGGTCGGCAAAGCGCACCTCGATCTTGCCGGTCAGCGCCGCGATGGAGGGGTCGGCCCCTTCGATCCGCCCGTCCGAGCGGATTGTCTCCACCCGGTCGAGCGTGTTGGCATAGGTGATCTCGGCCGAGACGATGTTGCCGAGCGGGCTTCCGTTCCGGGTGATCGCCCCGTTAAAATGGCCGAAGCGCTTCAGGCCGAGGTCCGCCAGCGTACCGGCGGCGGAAGTGCTGGCGATGCTCTCGCCCTGCGCGATAAGACTGGCCGTCGCCGTCAGCAACCCAGAGCGCTGCATCTGCCAGCTGATCTGGTCGAGCACGCAGCCGGAATACATCGCAAAGCGCGGCACCTCTGGCAGGGCAGTCTCGATGGACATGGAGGGTAGAGCCCAGGCGCCTGAGCGAAACTCAT